ACAGGACGCATCGGAGACTTACTGAAGTCTTTTCCCTCAAACTGCTTCCTGTGCTGTAGTTGCCGCTTCATGTATCCAGCGTTTGACTCAGCGAGGCGAGCATCGTTTTCATTGGCTAGTTGGGAAGAATACTCCTCGTCGGATATCTTGCGTTTACGCCTATATCCACTCCCGCCGCCATAGCTTATTATGTTTAAAGACATAAGTCGAAATATAAGACATTATCCCAAATCCATTCAACAAGAAGGGGGCTACCTAAGTAGCCCCCTCCCGTAGGTATCTAAAACAATTTAATGGTCTAGAAGAATATACCGCAAGCCTTCGGATTGAGAACGCAAAGCGTAGCCATGCATCCAACCGCGCCGCGCTGTCCACCTCCACCCGTGTCAGGATGATCCGACACTTTGATCGGAGAGAGGAACTTGATGTTTGCGGTGTCATCGGATGGGATGACGTAAGCCCTGCGCTTCGATGCCGTTGTTGCGGCAGACCCATCGGATCGCCCAAGGAATAGATCAGGGATGACAGAAACGGTTCCGTAATCGCTCACATAGGTCGTAATTGAAAGCGACAAAGTACCGCCTCCGACTTCCTGATTGAACTGATACGCTGGTGTGTTTGTCGCAACCTCGGTACGAGAGAAGTCCGTAATGGAGTTCATGGTAGTCGGTCCAGCGAACAAACGATAACTTGGCTTTGCTCCCGAATTTTCGAAAACAGTTTGAAGAACCGTGCGTAAGTTTGCCTCGGTCATGCCCGACGAAACGTCAACGGATGCTCCGCTTGAAACACGATAGGCTTGCCGCCCAGCGGTGTCGAAAGGCGCACCTGTCTTGCCGTCGTTGAACCATTGACCCAAACCACTCATCTTTGAGCCAGCGCTGGTCGTGCCAGCGGCTTGGTCTTGGTCGGAACCGATTGCCGCTTCGATGTCACGCTTCAGTTCCACGGCGGCTCTGCTCTTTGCCTGAGCATAGAGAGAAGCCCCTGGACCTGCCACGTCGATAAGAGCGGCTTGAGGTGATACGGAGAAAGCTCTGCGGAACTCCTCGATTCGATTGCCAAGGCGTTCGCGCTGTTGGAACTTGTCCTCATAGCCAGCTACCCCTGAAGGAGTGGAACTGAGAACCAAGTCCTCGCCGTCGAGAACCTTGCCACCGAATGCGACTTCGGTCAGGCTGTCAACCAGCCATTCCGTGAACATCGCCTTGGGAGCGGAACTTTGCGGGAACAAGGAAAACATTGGAGTTTCCTGCGGCTCCACGCGCCGTAGTGTGTTAGATAAATCTTCACGCGCACCTCTTGTCGAGGTAACGGTGACGCTTGTTGCTGATACAGTTGCCATAATATTGAATAATTTAAATTAATCGGTGAAAAAACTAGCTAATTGCCCTGACGTGATGTTTCCATCCCCAAGAGCGGATCTTTTCTTTTTCGCCTTGCGTGTATGCGCTGTGTCATGAGCAGGAACAGAAGCTCCAGTAGAGGCTACCTTTGGGGGAGTTGCCCGTCTTTTTGCCTTGGGCTTCCCTTTCCCCGCTTCAGCTTGTCGCGCATTTACCACCTTCATGCCTTCGTACATCAATCCCAGATAGTACTGAGCGGCTGGTTGTTTGCCCAATGGAACCTCCATGAATTCCTTGTCACGCTGAAGAGTCTGAAGAATCTCAAGTCCTTCTTCCTCTTCTCCTCTCCATACTGGAAAGTCGCGCTCCGCCAATTTCTCGGATTCCACTCTCTGACCCAAGTGCTTTTCCCTTTGAGGAATATACTCGGTCAAATAAGCTTCAGCGTTTCTAAAGGTTCGCCTGATGTCATCGCCATCGTAACTCTCTTCCCCGACCTCTACGTAATCCTTCCCCAAATGTTCCATCGCCCACTTCTTTGCGGCTAATGCGTTTTGGCGGATTTTTTCGAGCTGTTCGGGTGTGTTCGCCTTGTCGATCTCGGAAACTCCAGTATTACCTGAAGATACCTCGCTCGATCCCGACGAACTCTCCAGTTTGTCCAACCGCTCCTTTAGCTCGTCCCTCTCCTCCTCGGCTCCTTTTGCTCTAGCCGTGAGTTTCGTGACCTGCTTCAGAAGCTTCTGAACGCCCTTCGGCGGTTGACCTTCCTCGGATTCTTCTTCGGATTCCTCCTCAGCCTCCTCCTCGGACTCAAGCTCCTCTTCCTGCTCACCTTGCGAAAGAACGTCACCGTCCTCCTCCGTTTCAGTCTCTGACTCGTCGGATTCAGGTACTCCCTCCAACTCGTCAACTGTCTCGGAGACTTCCTCGGATTGCTCCTCGGAAGCGAGTTCCTCGGCTTCCCCTCCCTGCGACAATTGAGCCGCTAGATCAAGTACTCCCAAGTTCCCAGACTTCTCTGCTCCCGATATTTGGCTCGGAGCCTCAGCCATTACTTCTTCTGCCATATCTGCATTTGGTTTAGGGTTGCCGTCCCTCTGCGCTTATTACGCCAAAACAAATTTTAGCCGATTCTCCCTCCATCAAACAAAAACCCCCTTCATCTGCACCAAGACGAAGAGGGTAACAGGATAAACCCGTTGACGCATCCTACCCCTACGCTACCCCTAGCTTGTCTGATCGTCAACGATTTTCAATAACCTGTCAAAAGCCGCTATCTCTCCCGCAAGATATGCAAGAGCTTGTGGTTTTTCAACCATATCCAAATTCTGAAAGTCAACCAAACACCTCTCGCGCTCCGACTTAACGAACTCAACGACTGCCGCAAAGTACTCGTCACTCCCCAGCCTCGCCAATGCAACCGACAGTTCCATGTCAACTACTGGCTGGCACGTTGCCCGCTGGTGTACCCAGTTGCCCCGTCAAGGCATTTTGAGCTTGCTGTTGCTGATGCTGAAGCTGACCAACGTACGTCTCGATCCTAGCCCTGAAGCTTTCATCGTTCTCCATGCGCTGTTGGATTTCCAAGTTTGGAATCTCTTCCGTACCCTTCATCCAATTCTCGATCACCTGCATACGCAATTGAGGGTTTGCGTTCTGCGGGGCGTTAACAACCTGCCCGCTGTATATCTTGGCAATGTCATCGCTAGTCTCCTCCACCTCCTTCATCGTGGCGGTTTCCTGCGGAATGATCAAACGACTAGCCAAGTTCGGGTCAATCGCTTCAATGAAGGACTTCATGAACTCACCGAAATTAGCTTGCCCGTTTCTGTCATACTGAGCCATGACCTGACCGATCTTCTCCATCTTCATCAGCATGACCTCCTTGTCGGAGTTCTGAACGTCCCAGCTTATCTCGAAATCATAAACCTCAGCCGTGTTGTCAGCAATTAACTGAGCGCCCTCCTGATTATTAGTCACCCTGAACCATACTTCGGGATCGCCGTACTGTCTTTGCAACGCCCATACCTGCTTCAAAATCTGCTTCCACCCAAACAGCCAATCATTCACAAGCCCCTGCCTGATCTGATTAGCCTCGACGGCATCAAGCTCGCTCGTGGGTCTGCCCACAACCTTCAACGCTTGGTTCCTTATGGAGTTCTCTATCTCAGCGGATGCCGCAGTTTGCTTCGGAATCTCCATGAAACCGACCTCCCCACGCCTTCTCACGGGAATCTTAGCCGCTGGTCCAATCGTCTTAGGCGCTCTGCCAGCCATATATTCTATCGGGGGAACCGTACTCAAGCTCGCTCTGTCACGCCTTGAATCGAGTTCCGTCTTGATCGCCAACTCGGACGATCTCAAAAGTTCGGGGATTCCCCGTGAGTTCAACAACCTCGGTGACAGGCTCTCCCTAGTCAACGCCACGAACGGATACCTGACTGGATCATAGTTGACCACGTCATAAGAAGCATATCCCTCCACGCGCGTACTAAATATAGTAGTGCTTAAAAGCGGGACACCGTCCTCGTCTATTTCCTTGCGGTATGCCTGTATCGTCCTGATCAGCCCGCTCCCCGCTCCCAAGTCCACGTTCTCGAAACCATTGGCTATGTTAGCCAAGCGACTCGTGTCAGGCATCTCGTAATGCCCGCCAGCTCCCATCTTTATGCACTCGTCCACCCAGTCTTCGTCCCAGCCATCCGATATAACCTTGTCCCTCAAGGCTTCGGGTGTGTACCAATGGACGCAATAAATCGTTCTAGCTTCCTGCAAATCAGTAATGTTAGGGTCAAAGACTATCTCACGACCCAACTCATAAGTCCTTATGGAGGGACGGTTTTCGGACAATACCTCAGTCGGATAATTCGTAACGCCCTCTTCCCTCAACTCCTTCGCCATCCGCTCTATCCTGTTCTTCTTGAGCTGGGGAAACAATTGATAAAGATTAGTTGACAAATTCTCCAACCCATCGGGGTCTTCAGCCACTTCGGGGAAATTAGCCAACAACTCCTCCAAGGACAACTCCCTGTAAACACGCCTCACGTTGCGCTTCCAGTATACCCCCATCACAGCCAAGCCCTTCTCCAACATGCAGTTAGCCGCTATGCCAGCTTCCCTCTGCAACTCCTCCATCTGAGTGAAGAACAACCAACGCATGAACTGCGTCACTAACTCCGCCGTCTTCAAGTCCCCGCTCTCCACGGGAGAGGCAACCAAGTTACTGCGACTCAACGCTCCCTTCAACATGGCAACGTCTGCGTCAATTATAGTGTTGGTCAACATAGGCTCCAAGTCGCTGGCATTGTCCCACGGGAACGCATCCTCCCCATGCTTCCTGCCATCGTCGGTCTTCCCCGCCCACATGTTGTAACGCAGGTCACGGTTCTTTTCCGCTTGGTTAACCCACCACCCCAACTCGGCTACCATCCTGTCGTAATCACCCTGAAGGTCTTCGACGTCAGGCTCTCTCGGATCAAAGTCGTACTGTTCCTTTTGCTTTCCCATAATCAGCGAATTCTACGCATTTCTCCCTTACTTTGGCTAGAGCGGAACGCTCTATTCTCGCAATATGTCTTCTGTCAACCCCACAAAAATCAGCTATCTCCTGTATGTCAAACTCTCTTACCTCGTCCCTGTCATCACGCTCCATCACCAATAACTCGCGCACGATCATCCAAGAGGTTGCCGACGTTATGCGACCCTCCCTCTCCTCTCTAGAGCTTAACCACTCGCCACAAGTCATCCTCTATCCTTTCGCACCTCATTGCCTTTTTGCCCAGCGTGTCGGGCTTCCCAAACTTCTTTATCAACCTCACCCTGCCTTCCATGCCCTCGATCTCCGCAAGCACCATGCGGTTGTTCGGAACCAACCTGACCACCGTTGCCACGTGATACTGACTGACTGGCTCAGGTTCGGGAACGTCCTTCTTCTCCTTGCTCTCACGCCACACCCTCTTGACCGTGAAGTCGGACAATCCCGTCATCTTCGCTATCTTCTTTTGAGCGAAACCAGCCTTCTTCAAGCCAATTATCTCCTCCTCCTGCTCCTTCGTTATCTTCTTCGGCATCAATATCCTCCCGTTGGGGTTTGCGTCATTTCCTTCTCGTCATGGTACTGATAATTTCCCACAGCCAAATATCTTATGCAGTCGCAAGGGTCTTTGCTCGGATGTTTCGAGTTGCCGTCATTCACCCACTCGTTCATCCCCACTATGAAATTCTGACAAGCGTCACTCACCATCAACCTCGGCATGTTGCCATACCCCATCTCCTCGTCCTCGTCCCATGACAACAAACTATTAATAGCCTGTACCCCCACCTCGACGTCAAGCCCCTCCGCTGGATACACCTCCAAGTCAGCCCCATAAGTCAACTCGTCTATTATGTTACTAGCCCCCTCCGATTTCTGAAAACTCGCCGCTCCCAAACGAGGGTCTATCAAACGCTCCACGTCACGACCTCCCTCCAACGCCCTGATCTCCCTAGCGTAATCCTCTATCCCGTAACCATTCGGCTTCTGAGCCTCGCCAGCCGTACCCTTGTCACCTTTCGTCAAATCAACCCACTCGCCCATCGACGCATCAGGGAATTCCTTCACCACCCAATGAACGCCATGCGGATCAATTCCCACCAGCAACATGAACCAAGGCTTGCTCCCCGCTGGATCAATCACCGTGAACCACCTAGCCTCAGCTCCCTCCTTCAATACGGGAACCTCACTATCCTTCACCACGTTGCGGGCAGTGAACTTGGGGAAAACCGTCTTAGCCGCTTTCGTCGGCAATCCGTAACCACGGCACAATATCACGTCACGCTTCTCACCCTCAAGCTGAGTCTTCATCGACTTCCACCCACCCCAAGGATTGTCCTCCGTGTGGAAAAAAACTATACTGCTCGCTTTCCTCAAAGGTTGCATCACGACTGGAACCTCCTCGCCACCCAACAAACTCGCTGGAGCCG